GGATCAAACACTGGTACCCCCCCAAGGTTTTCCTTGGAGACCATGTTTGCTTACCATTGGTGACACGGTGTTTACTCCGCCAGAGGTTTTCTGAAGTGGTACGACGGCCCTCACCCACCACAGGTAGGAGCCCGACAAGCTTGTTTCCCAAGACCCGTCTTCAGAACTCTGGTTTTTGACACCCAACACCAACGATACAAGCAGTGCTACACGGGTTTGCACCCCATGCGAAGCAACCACCAGAGATCAACCTGGTGGCCGCTAGATGTAGGCCGTTTCCCAACGGGAAGGTTGATCGCACCTTCAAACGAGCATAACACTTTATTATGTCCTCCGCATGCAGGAAAGGACACCCAGATCCAGTTAAGTCAGCTGGGCAAAGACTTGCAGTTTAACGACATAAGACTGTGACTGCTGGTCAATCTTCACAGAATCCACTATAAACAGTATGTTCATGCAACTCCTTAAGTCTGGAAAACCAGATGACCTTGAGTAAGACTTACATCTTCAATGCTCTCACAAGGCGTCAATTGCATACTGCACGAGTGGGTTTCACGGATCAAGGTTGTAATTTTGCAGCTATCAAGCATTCATGGTTGGGTTAATAGGTTCTATCAACTCAATCACGTACTTGAAATACAAGTCACCAATCACAGTGGCCGCAGCAGGCCCACCTTCTGTCGCCACATACACTGTGGCAGGACAATACTGATTCTGTATATTGGTGGCAAGTGCATTGAATGCAGCACTCTGAATATACGAATACCAGGGTTTTTCAAACCGCGAAGTATCCGCTTTAACTGACATTGTATCCGTATTTGTAGGTCCAGTAAGTCCAGCGGATCCGCTAAACCCGGCATACACAGGGAACGTGATGGCCCTGTAGTTTTGGGTCAAATTGGCGAAACTCACTGGAGCGGCATCAATCCGATCATAAGATAGTGCCATACACACCTTCCCTGAAGTAGTGGTGGGGCATGATGGCACATAAATTGCTTCGATGGATCTCCACCTCCACTTACTAAAGAGATCACCCAGACCCGCAAGCCAACTAGGTTGGCCAGGGATGAAAGGCATGCTGAAAACTCCAAACGCTCCCAGAGCAGGAATAGTCATGTTCACGATTGTCTCACTATTGTAAACAAGGGTGCTGCTACTAGTACTCATGAGTCTGGGAACGCGTGGCCTGGATATAATTTGGCCTCCAGCCACAGGAACAGTGATAGGACGGGAAACTAGTCCCCCACCATCTGTCCTGCGTCTCTTAGGTGGATTTCCTCCCTGTGCTCCATTCTTACGTTTAGGCATTTTGGGTGTATCAGGGATAGGTTGAACCCTACCGTTGAAATGCTTGTCAGGTAGTGTTTCGTGATCGAGAGCTTTCTTGAGTGCGTATCCTCCGGCGGCAAGAGCGGCGGTTGCGGCAGCAATGGGTCCAAGACGGCCCGCGGAAGCAACTAATCGGGCAGCTCTAGCAGCACGGGCTGCAGCAGTGGCGCGAGTGGCGAGGCGTGCGTTACGGATAATCTGAGAGGCAAGTCTTTGCTCTCGTCCAAACAATGCAGCTCCGTCACGGATTAAATGCGCCAGATTGAATTATCCGGAAACTTAGGATGTTTTTGTTGTGGAAGTGCCACCAATAGTGATGTACTGCACTTTCTGGTTGTTCTCGTTGAAAGATTGGTTGGGTCTTTCAGGAGGGCTTTGTGTAAGGGCTCCAATAGCAGCGACTAGCACTATCACGATGATCCACACTCCCAACAGCGGGAACGGGTCAGGTGACTGCTGGATAAGCAGAATCTTCATCAGAAGTGGAAGTGTTGGGTCATCGTTACAGATTCACCGACCACCGTCATGGAGACAGCAGGTCCACTTGACTCCTTATAGTCTGCTTCTTTATACACTGCCTTGGTAGCCACGTCCTTATAGGCTGGTCCCTCCGACCTTTCTTTAGAACGAGAAGCGTCCCGCCTGCGAGAAGTTTCTTGGCGTGATTCCACGTTTTCCATATTGGTTAAGTATGGTGTGATTGGAGTTTCATGCCCCAGACCATTGCAGGAGGGTGGGCACCTCCTGAATGTCTTCTAGGATGCGTTCAACTATGATTGGTTGAAATCCTTTCTCCAGGGCAATTTGTTCGTCAGGGGTAAGTCCAAAGGCCAACCAGAACGAGTATCTGGTCTCGGGAGAACACACAGCATCAGTGAATTTGGCTTCACGATTGAACTTGTAGAGGTGTGCCTCTCTGTAATGAACAGAGAGGTCAGAATTATGCTTAGCAGTGACGCCCTGTGGGAATTGTTTGAAGAACTCCTTTAGCACAGGTACGCCGTCGTTAAGCACCCTTCCACCTTTACCTACAGCATCCAACCACTGATGCATAGCAGTGTCTGACTGAAGATCGTTAAGAGAGTGTAGATCCTTGGACATAGAGTGATGGAGATTGCGTACCATACGGTACTGTCCGTTGATATTGACTGGTCTAGTCTGGCAGAATTCAAGCCTTTCTAGTACGTCAACGGTAGCTTCCACCTTCATTGTGAATCCAAGATCAGTATAGTATTCCACAAGACCTTTACGGAATGTGGTTTCATCCTCGCGCTCTATAACGACCATGCAGTCATCCCCGTTGTTGGCAAGCCGGAAATGTTTAAGTCCACGCCTGGTACACCAATTGTGCACAGTAGCACACATTATGTAACAGTTACCGCTAGACGTGTTCATGTCACCGGACATGCGACAACCCTCGACTCGGTATCGGATTTCACCATCAGGACACCGTGCGAGACCCCTGTTATAGATTTGACATTTGAGCAGCCGCCGCAGATGAGCTCGTTGGGATTGTGGGAACATTTCGATCCACATTTTGTGTTCAAACTCAAGTGCAGCGCGGGAGATATGCTGGTCAAACCTACTTGCGTCCATTCCAATCCCAATGGGATCCCTAAATGACTCCCAAATTTCTTTGAAGTCACCCCCAGCTTGATCGCTGCTGATCCCTTTGAAAATTGTACGTCCGCCGAACAACCTGTCAATAGCCTTAAACAGGTACTCCTCTGAGTGGCGCAAATAGCGCCCCACCTCCACATTATACCTAGGGTCTCTAGGCTGTATCACACGTGGAGCTGGGTCGGGCTTGGCTGAGATGTTAAGTTTTTCAGCCTTTACGAACGTTGACAACCAAGCGTCCTTCTCCTTAAAAGGAAGCACTGCTAACGACTCCACAGCCTTAGAATAGCGCTCCAGCTTGCGACCCGTATAAAAGCCCAAGAATTCTTGGGATGTCAAGCGGGTGGTCGATACTAGATGTTTCTTCAAAGACTTATGGAACCGGGACAATTGGTTGAACGCACCGGGGGTTGGCTTGGGAGTTGGGCACAACTTGCCATTAACCTCCACCATGTAGACTCGCTCTACAAGTCCCCGCCGTACATTGCCAAGGGAGTGATCATGCACTCCATACCGGATATGTGTTCCCATCCCAGTAAACCGGTACAATTTACGAGATTTCGCGAGGGGGGGTCCTCTCTTCACTAGCATCCCCTCCGGGTCACCACGAACAGTAGGTGTGGTGAACCCGCTAGTGCAGAGTAGGCCCCCCTATTTCCAATACAGTGGCCCCAACAGGGACCACCGTTCCTTCATTTGAGTGGACTGCCTAATGGAAGCAGCCAGAAAGTCTTCATCAAGAGGAACAAAGCAAGCAGCCACCGCAATGGGGACAGCGTGTGCAATGTGAGATTTACGGACTCCATGTTTGATCATTGCCTCGCGACAAATGCGCGAATACACCAGTTCATTAGCCTTTGTGTTGCTGAGGAGTCCAACTTCTGCTTTGGCTAGGTGAGCTACCCGAATGGCGTAGTGGACACGGCGCTTGGACTTGATCGCCTTCTCCTGTGGCTCTTGTGTGTTATCTGACTGGCCAGGGGTGGAAGGTAGAGTAAGATCAGCGTCAAGTTCGTCACCAACACACATATGGGGAATACCTTCCTCACAGAACATGGATTCTTCCTGAAACATTTGTATCATCTGCGTGACCACACGAGTGGTGGCAGGGTGAACGGTTACGCGGAGAGCGAAGACATAGCGAAACAGGAGAAACCCGATGACCACACATATGGTGCCCCATGTGACCTCGGTGGAGTGGGTTGCAATATAGTAAGTGATGATGGAGAGCATATTGAAGATATGGGAAACAAGGAACATAAGAACCATGGTGATGGAAGCCATAGCTAGCTGTACTCAGCCAACGAGAAAC